TAGTCTATGTATATTTGGTATTCTATTATCCAGCCATATGCTGAAGAATATATTAAGATTAGGTGGAAGTGTCTGTTCCTTTAAATAAAAGTTTACAATACCATACATTTTTGTAAAGCATAGAAATTTAGTATTAGGGTATTCTTCTGCTATTTGAACCATATCGTTAAAGTATTCTTGATTTAATATATCGCCAGATACATGCCACCTAAAATAGTTAGGACTCTTTTTGCTTACATATTCTTTTATTTCCTTAAAATATTTATAATGATTTGTCGTTACCATTATATAGTTATTATCGTAAGCTGCTTTAGTTTGTTTATATTGTCTATATGCTTGATTCGCATAGCATTTAGACGCACAATCTTTGCAATTGCCACATGATTTGATAGGTGGCAATGATACGCTTGGTATCTTGCCCATTTTAGTATTACCGATTGATATTTTTACTTTCATTATTTACTTTCCTCCCTGTTGTCAATCAGAAACATAAGATGTAACGATTCTTGAGCTTTTTCTTTTATTTCATCTATTTTATCTATTATGTCTCCGCTGTCATTGCGAAAGGTTATATAATTTTCTTTTTTAACATTCATCCCTCCTCCAGAATACGCTTTTCTGACATCTATAATTGTATTTAATATATCTTGTATGTGCTGATGTAAAAGGTCGTATGCTTGTTGATTCTCCATGCTTATTTCTCCTTCTCCAATATCTTTTTAACCGGCCAATCAAATACTGTATCATCCTCCCATGTTTCAGGACAATTACTTTCAACAAAATATGCTGCATCGCTTTGTTTCTTATTCTCATCATGAAAATAAACTCTAATTGACAGATAAGTTCCAAAATCATGAGGATTCTTTACTATCACGAAGTATATGTCTGTTTTATCAATTAGTTTAGCAAAACGCTTCTCAAGCATTTCTTTAAATTTAGTTGCTTCTTCTTTCATTGCGGGCATATAATCGTAAGATGGATTAACTTGAACACAACCTACTCCCCAAGGTGCTGATTCGATGTCTAAATAATCTTTCATACTAAATCCTTCCTTTATTATTTTAATTTATGCAACGTAAAAAGCATTCTTGTTCCTAAAAAGAATATTATCAAATTACACACTAAAATTATTTCATTAGAGTATTGAATTAAATATTTCATATTAAATCCTTCCTTTTATTCTTAATTATTATGTTATTCGTATTAATATTAACGCCAGGATTATAAATCATTACATCAACTTTAAGTGAGCCTATAGTTTTAGATTTATTCTTTAATACAAGCTCATCTCCTACTTTATGCCTTTTATTTCTCATGAAATCTTTCACGATCTCATTAAATTGTTGTGTTGCCTCTGATATATCTTTGTAATGTCCAAGTAAACGTTCTGAGAATTTAGTTAATGTTTTAGTTTTGTGTGATGTTAGGTGATAGATTCGATAGTCAAAGAAGAACATTATTCTGCCTCCTTTAACACTACTCCAGATATTGTCTGCTTCCATAACGACCATTCAGCGCCACAGTCATTACACTTATAATGGTCTGTTTCTTCTCCCTGCCACTGCGGATGTTTCTCTAAGCAAACAACATTATTTCCAGTACATTCGGGAGATATACAATGGAATCGATTAAGTGATTCTAATTCCTCAGATGTCATTTCTCTTTTAGGCTCAAGGCTTATTTCAAATGTTTCTCTTACATTCATTCTTGAATATATCGCTTTACTTGCACGGATTAATTCGATGAATAGGGATTGATATTCTTCTTGAGATAAATCCATAAGCTTGGCTATTATATTTTGGTCAATGCTTAGCGGCTCTCTCATATTGCCCATGCAAAGAAAATATTGTTTGCCGTTGGAACTTAATGATAATATGCCATCGCATGTCTTTTTGTTCGCATAGCTCCACATATGTTTTAATAAACCATCTATATCGTCGATCATGCCAAGTTCGCCAGCGTTAATAACCTTTCTCCCGAAACATGTATAATATCTTTCCATTTTCATTTTATCCTCCTACATTTCTAAAGCTGGGATTTCATATTTACAATTAGGGCATATTGCAATGATACACCAATTGCCATATTTAAGTTGAAACTTATCTGTGTTACAAATCTTACAACTAATGTTTTGCTTTATATCTGTTGATATAAAATGGTCTCTGTCTGCATATCCGCATTTTATATTATCTATTAAATCTCTATTGTTGGGGTCAATTAATGATAATGGGATATATATATCTTTTCTTCTATATCCGTCTGATAAATCAATAGAATCGCCGGCATAGTCTTTTAAAATCATATCTAACTCCTATTTTAATACCATTATTGATTTAACTACATTATCCTGCAATGTTGCCATGATATAATCGTTTCTGTTTAATTTATCCAACGTGCTTGATGGCCTTGCATCGATCTTATACATTTTATCTTTGCCTTTGATTGTTAATTTATAGTGTAATTTACCGTTAAGTATGATTGGCTCTTGATATTGATATAAACCGTAGATATTCAATTATTCCTCCTCGTCTGGTATAGTCTCTGTATACAACTCCATTGTTGGCGGGATGCATCCATTCATGCACCTATAAACATCATGCTCCATATTGCCCTCCATACGCATGTCGCAAAAGTCGCCACCACATGTTCTACAGTGCCTTACCCATTCATGGTTTCTGCAGATATCACATTCCATAATTATTCCTCCTTTGGATTTCTTTTCTGCTCATATATTTCTTCAATGGTTTCTAATGTAGAAACAACTTCATCAATCGATGCTGACACTATTTGCTCGAATGATAGTTTTGTTAACAAATGGCAAGGATAATAACCTCTGTCAGACTTTGCCCCCTTCATATATCTATTAATTTTTACTGGTTGTTTAGCTTTCTGGAATCCTACATAGACTTCTAATTCTTTTGTGTCTATGTTAATGATATATGCATATTCACAGAATAAACTATCTTTGATAAAGTCTATTCCATCAAGCATATAAGGAAACCCTTTGGCGTAAGTGAATAAATTGCCCTGTGCATTTCGGAGCAAACAATACCAATCTTTTTCTGACTTATCACTTACATCGAAGTTTGTTAGTCCTTCGCATTTACATTTAAATATCTGCGCCTCTGTTGGTTTTGATTTTTCGTCAATCATTTCAATGCCATCAAATATCTCAGGCAATTTATCAAGATTAACTTTCTGTAAGAAATCGACAATATCTTTGCCTAATCCACGGATATAACTATCGTAATGATTATATATTGCTTTAGTAATGCCACCTTTGTAAAACCCAACTAATCCTCTTGTTCCCATAATTATTCCTCCTCAATTTGTATATAATTTTTAGGTTTATCTGTTACTTTAACTTGAATTGGTTTATATTCGATATCCCAGCATGTTCCACAATCGCATTCCCAACTGATGATTACATGGCCATTCCCATCATAATGTGTTGCTTTTTCTTCAATATCTCCACCTAAATCACAATTCTTGTTTGGGCATTTCCCATCTGCCACTAATTCTACTAAATCCATATTATTCCTCCTGTTTAATTTAATTTTACCAGTGAATATCTTTTGTTACCGATTTAGCACACTCAGCGCAGTATACCTCATTGTCAGACCCATCAAATGCATGTAACTCTCTTTCTCCATGCAATCTGCCATTTTCTTCCTTTATCGTAGCGTTATATATTCCGGTAAATGATACCGTAAATTGGTCTGAACCGCAGTTAGGACACTGATATGTCTTCATAATTATCTCCTTTAATTTCAAATGTATAATCTACGTTCTGGCCCATTACAATATATTTGCCAATGGGTAGTTTATCCTTTTCTGTCTCAATGTTCCACTCGTTACATTGTGCAACTATATTGCCTGTTTTGATGCAATGAATGAAGTATTTCTTTTGGTTCATTAATGCCATTATTTTGTGCCTCTCTTTATTACTGACAGTGAAACCATTAAATCAGTAAGCTCATTCATACGAATGCTTTTTAAAGGACAATCCTCTCTAAATGCTTGATGGTCTTGTAACACTGGCTGTAAGACGCCTATACAGCTTTCTACTAATTGGCAAAAATATGGGTTATTCCCTCTGATAAAGGGGCATTGGGCGCAACTATCAAGAATTAATTCTACTATTTTCATTTAGCCACCTTCTTGTAGAAATACATTGGTGATTTTTTTACTTGTTTTAAATCAGCAAAGAATTGTTTCTGTAAGTCGATATATCCCTGTATGCCTTGCTCAGCAAAAGATGTAACTGGGTTTTTGCAGGATGGACATATCGTGTCACCCTCTATTAACTTAAAGCTATAGAAATATAGGCCGTATGTCATATGACCACAATGCCGGCAAGGATTATTGTGGAATAATGTCTCTATGTCATAGGGATGATGATTAATTGTTATTTTCATGTCTTCCTCCTATATGTATAAAGCATCTGTTATATTATATTTGCAATCTTCTGTATGGCCATCGCGTTCATATTTATTATTATAAAATAGATGCGTTGTTATGCCCCTTGGGTCATATTAATGTTCGACTGATAGTCTGGACAAACTAACGTCTGCCATTATAATCTGTTGCATCTTATCTTCTACTTTACTAATTGCCTTGCGATATGATTCTTCTGATTTAAATTTGCCATTACATTGATCTGTGCATATACGCTGATGTTTTTTGTGCAATCTTCGTAGCTTTACAATTGCCTCGAATCTCTTCCCAGAGTAATCTAAATCTTTACACCAACATGCAAGGATTCCTTTAATTGCTAATTCTGTTTTTAAATTCATATTTCCTCCTTATTTATACATTACTACAAATGTTGTACCATCTGCCTTAAATTCTTCAATGGCTAATAAGAGATCGTTGTTGATTTTAACTTCATTGCCGTTCGGATATATTATGCGGTCATGTCTATAGACAACCACATCGCCATTGCCTTTGCGTTCGATAATGCCTCTTATACTCATATGTACTCCTCCTTAAATGCATTAACTCATGTAGGTTGCCATTCTAACGGTTTCGTCATCAACTATTAAACAAAGAACGCCACTATAGAATGAATCAGAGTGATATCCGCCATAATCCCATCCCCTGCCGAAAGGATGAAAGGTGCCATCTTTTATGCGCTCTATTGTCATGCCATAAGTTAAACGCATAAACTGTGAGATGTCATAAATGTTGCCACGATATTTAACAAACATCTGTTCATCAAGTTCTTCTGGTGTCCAATAATCGAAATCTTTCTTTTCATCTGGAGTTAGTTCAAAGCCATAAATGACAGGGCATTCTTCGATGTGTTTGATTTGTATTTTATTTGCCGTGGTTGTTTCTTCTTCATTATCTTCTTTTCCAGTGCCGCCGCAATAGTTACATCCATGCCCATGGCAGTTATAACAAGTTTGATGCATATTGCCTCCTTTTATAATGTAATTCCTGTTATCTCAAAAAATATATCTTTGTCAAAATTAGGTATAGATTGTATTATTGTTCGATTTTCTTTTGTTAACTTATTCCACCATGTCTGACATGCCTCTTTGTATTCGTATTTTTTAAGATAACCTTCGATTAATTTTTTCGCTTTATCTTGCGATTTTTCTTCTTCTGTATAATTAATCCACTCTATTAATACTAAACGTTCTGATGTCAACGCATTAGAATATTTTGAATTTTTAAATTCTGATGTTGTCATTTTTGTTGTCTTATCAAACATAAAGACGATATGTTCTTTTGTGTTAAAAAAACCATTTGAATAGTCGCCTGAATTGTAGTAGCCTGAATTGTAGTCGCCTGAATTGCGGTCGCCTGAATTGTAGTAGCCTGAATTGTAGTAGCCTGAATTGTAGTCGCCTGAATTGCGGTTGCCTGAATTGTAGTAGCCTGAATTGCGGTTGCCTGAATTGTAGTTGCCTGAATTGTAGTTGCCTGAATTGTAGTTGCCTGAATTGTAGTAGCCTGAATTGTAGTAGCCTGAATTGTAGTCGCCTGAATTGCGGTCGCCTGAATTGTAGTCGCCTGAATTGTAGTAGCCTGAATTGTAGTTGCCTGAATTGCGGTCGCCTGAATTGTAGTTGCCTGAATTAATAAATCCAGTATTATCCTTTCCAGTATTACTAATGGCCCAGACTTGTTCTTTTGTTAATATTCTTATGATTTTGAATTTATTTGTACAAGATTTTTTGCCGTCAGTATCATGTAAGACCTGACCTAATACTTCAATTTCTCCGATTACAGACGACCTTAAATTATAATGTTTATCAATGTCATTCAGTTGTCTGCAATAATGAAATCCGTTATTGCACATCCTTAATTCGCCTGATATTGTATAAATTTCGCCAACACAAAAAATAGTATTCCTACATTGTAACTGATTGTTTGAATTGACATTAAATCCTTTATATGCGATTTGTTTTATTTTTTTAGTCATAATTATCTCTCCTTAAATATGTTTATAATATTTTTGTTGTTAATAAACCTTCAAAAGCAAATTGATCTTATATCTGCCACTAATCGCAACGTTTCGTGTAAATGATTCGCACGGTGTATTGTATCGTATTGATCTCGTTTATAATAAAATCCATCTGGCCCTTTTTCTAAAACAAAAAGCGCTTTAAAAATTTCAACTATTCGTGGGTTCCAGTTCTTAAAAACCTCATTTGCTTCTCTTTTTAACATAAGTCACTCCCTTTTTGTTAATTTTGCCTATAAACCAAATATATAACACCGTCAATCTCTACTTCATGTTCATCTCCATATTGTGCCAAGAAATGGCCACGACCATCTGATGATACTGCATCATCAACGAAGTGGTCGATATCTTTTATCATGCTTTTAACAAGAAAATTAGCCGTTTCGCAGAGGCTACATTGTATTTTATTTAAAGATTTTTCGATTTCGTCTCTCTCTGCCATATGTTCTGGTTTATATGCCATATGTGATACAATAAATGATGGCCTAAATGCCCATAATGATGAAAGAACTGCCTTTTTAACTGCTTCATCTGCTTCTTCTTCAGTGCAGACGAGATAATCATCTGCCATATTTGCCGATATGTCATCTGTGTCTGTTTCTAAGTGTTTGGCAAGTATTCTAAGGTTTAACTCGAAATTTTCGTTAGTTATCATAATCGCCCCCTATATAGTTTTATCATATTTTGCTTTTAACTTTAAATATAATTCTTTTTCTTTTGCATTTTCCTTCTCTTGCTCTTTTAGAATATTGTCCATGGGGAGGGTTGGGTTAACTTCTATTCTTTGTATATATCCATGGTTGTTCATTTGCTTATATATTATCGCATGCTCCTCGTTCAAAAATGCATAACTTGCATATGACTGCTCCTCCAACTCGTCATATGTCAAGAGCGCCCAAACATAAAAAGAAGATTCATCTTTGCCTGTGATTGATTGACAACCAGGGTCGTATGTTTCTCTATTCTTTCTACTTCTCATAATATTCATTGCCCCTTTCAAATGTGTCTTCAATTATTTTTTGTGTGTTTTTTAGATTGTTCTTGGAAATAAAAGTTATAATTATCTGTACACTCCCCATTTATGACGAGCGCGGTCAACGATTCGCTCATGTATGCTATATTTTCGAAGATAGAGAATAGATGAATGATAACGCCATCATCTGACTCTGAAACAAATAATGAGCCAATATCATCTGGAACCGCTGATTTATCAAGGCGCATGTCGAGAAGAACATTTTTCATTATAGCCTCCTATTCTGTTGCGGTATCATATACTTTGACGCATTCATAGTCTATGTCAAATTTATGTTCGCACTCGTTACACTTAGCAACGATATACAGCATATTGTCATCAAATTCCATCATTATGGCGCCCCAATTGCCACACCCACACTCTGGACAATTAACTGCGAAAGGTTTATTATTACTCATCATCTTCCTCCTCTTTATTTTCGTCATAACATTCTTTACAATCTATGCCATCGGGAGAGCAGCCAAGACACACTCTCTGATCGCAAGTATCGCAAATAATATATCCGCCTATATCATCTTTATCTATCATTCTGCCGCATATTTCGCATTCGCAAGGCAACAGATCAGATTTACAGTCAAGGCACATATCGCTATCTGGGTCAAATGCCATAATGCATACTTGCATATGACATACTTCACAAGGGATACGGGTGTCTCCATGGTAATCTTGACCACAATAAGAGCATATCGGCTTATTATTGTTCATTCATTATTCTCCTTGACCTATCGGCCAGTTGCATCTTAAGATTGAATATATCATCATTGCTAAGAACATAGTTAACATCATTCTTAAAACTGCCAGAATAGAAATAAACTCGGCAATATATTTCGTAGTCATCTTTGCCTCTAACTTTGCGAATCTGATAATCTGGGCGTTCATATTCGCCATGATATAATGTATATATGCCAGATTTACAGTAACGACCTTTGCGATATTGTATATGGTCAGAGTCTAATAATAATTGATGTGCTTCTTTTTTAGTCATGTGTTCCTCTTTGTATGCCACTATGCATATTGGTTGCGAACTTAGACGTTTCAAATACTGCATCGACCCAGCATTTGTCACGAACGGATTGCGGTAAGTCCATCATATTGGTTGCGTTAGCGGCTTTACACGCGGTGTCTATAAATTTTGCGTATAACATCATTCTTGCCTGATGCTGAGGATTAGCTCTTGATAACATAATTACTCCTCCTTTTTATTTTGTGATATTGCTGTAAGCATTGGCCATATCATATTAAATATGGCGTCTTTAATATTTTGGTTAGCAGATTTGCTTACTCTCTCGTTAATTAGCTCTTGTAGTTGCTCTACTGAAATATTGCCATATACAATAGATATTGAAGTGGCTATATCAACTGCGGAAGACTCTATAATTTTCATTTTTCTGGCGATCTGTTGCTGTCTTCTAAGTGTTGGCAGATACCAGTTCCAACCCTCGATAGCAGAATGGATAACATCAGCAAGGTCATCAAGATAAGCCTAACACGATAAACATTAAGCTAACAGTTAACGCTAACATTCTGCCTCCTTTTCATCTCTTTTGCATATTACGGTAGTGTCATTGTGCTTGCCGACAAATGATGGACACTCTTCACAAAAGCTACTACCAACATGAACCGCATCTTCAAAGTCGCAGCCATTGATATCACGACATGTCAATCCGTATGGACATGTTTTTTGTTTATTATAATTCGATATTTTCTTATATTTAATTTTTTTCATATTGCCTCCGCAATAGCGTCTATGACGCTTTCTTTCTTAAACCCGTATGAAAATGTAGACCTATCGCAATGCGAATCAAACGCAGTTGCGACAACATTGCGTCCTGCTGGAGTTATAGCGCCGGCCTTGTTGATAAAGCCGCGCTGAAATAGAATCTCTTTAAGTTTATCGATTTCAGCAGTCTTAAATCCTGCTTCACGATATTTATCATTACGAGCAAACGATTTTAACGAGCATATCGTTACGAGAACAAATAACTCGTTTTTGCTGATATCAGGCTTTTCTATAGGCAACATCTTGGTTAAGAAATGATCTGGATGTAAGGAAATATGCAGTCCCAGGTCTTTGCCATTGAATGTGATATGCTCGACAAGAAACTTATCAGGCGATGGAATATATGGAGGCACTGCCTTGCCAAATGGTTCGGGCGCTGTCTGGACATCGATTGCTACTAATTCTCCCTCCATGTCGTAACAGGAGAAATTAGTACGAGAACCGCTATCCCAACATGAACGCAATGTTCGAGGAGTGTCTGATATTGACACTCTGATGTTTGTTCCTGAATAGCCTGTCAATGATTTAAGTTTGTCGAACAGTGGTGATTTATTTAACCATATTGCCTCCATGTTATCTCTCCTCCCTAATAACGCGATACCAGGCGGCATCGCAGTGTTTGCACTCATATAAGATACGATAGTCTTCGTTGCTTATTTTGATACAGTCGTGATGCCCGCAAAATGGGCAGTATGTGAACATATATGCCTCCTAGTCTCTGTTATACATTGCCTGAGCCATCGCTACTCTATAGCGATAAATAGGATTGTGTTTTAAAACAAACTTTTTATATTTGTCCATATTGTGCCTCCAACATCGTTTTTAATTCAAAATTGCCGCCAAACATTATCATGCCAGATGCGATTGACCTTGGTACAATAAATGTCTCACCTGTGTCGATATCAGTGACGCGAATGATAGGACCACCTAAAAACTTATCTAACCCGAAAAATGAATTGCTTGTTACCATAATATTCCCTCCTGTTTAATAATTTATTTGTGATGAAATAACCTATAACTCCACCTATTAGCACCGAAATAATAATTGTCATGTTATTCCTCCTTATCCTTTTTTAGCATATCTTTAATGTCGTGAATGTTATGGAATATATCAACTATCAGATAAAATGCAACGAATCCTAAAAAATAGGTAATGTATGTCGGGATATTTTGAATTATTGATGCATTGATAGCTGACATGATAACTGTAAATGCAATAATTATTATTTTTTCTTCGGACATATGGTTCCTCCTTTTACTCAATTACAATATATGCCCCAATCATCCCGCCCCTGTGGTCACTGTCTACGTCTTTTAATATTTTAATGCAGTTGAAAATATCAAAACATTTTTGCTCTGGATTTATAAACTGCTTTAGATATAACGGGATGAGAAACTCATTGTCTGAACTCCATTTTTTAAACCCCAAAGAGATTGCTTGGTCGCGAGTTAAGTCATTAATGTATGGCAAATTGTTTTCGAATGGTCTAATTATGGAATCTTTTGTTTCTATTATGTTTTTAATCTTAAATTTGTCTGTCCAATCATATTCTATTGCTTCGGCCACTGATGATAGAAGGCTATTTCTTGCTTGACATAAAAAGTATAAACGTCCATAATATTTCCTCCTTAAAAATAAAAGCCACCACTATTTTAATTTAGCGATGGCTTTCTGTAATATGTCCTCAAAATTAGACGGTTGAGATGCCGTCTTGACCTTTTGTATTGGTTTAATAGGTCTATAAGGCTGGTCAATGGCCTTAATGACCTGATGAATTGGCTTTACCATGCTATCTGTATTTCAGATACAAGCGTGTTCTTTGATCTAATTACTTCAATAACGCCGCCAACCAGGACGCCATATATCGCAGGATCGTCAGGGAAGTCTTCGATGAAATTATTGTAGTTATTAAGCGTTACCATTGATATAGAGTCATGAAGAGTCAAAAATACTGTAATTCCATTTACTATAATCATAATAGCCTCCATTATATTTATTGGTCTAAATAAAATGACCGCCGCTACATTTCTGTAATGACGGTCGGGTCTCCGTCGTTATTTTATCTTATCTGCATAATCCTAACGATTGGGTCTTATGCAGCACATATAGCCACATTGTCAATGCGGTCTATATGTGGAATTGGTGGTTACATATTACGGTCTAACCACTTGACCGGATTGGTATGCCCGCTATCATCTATATCCATTTTTATGGTCACCGTCAGGTGTTGCCATTCTTATGGTCGGCATATCCAACCAGTGCCGCATATATCACGGTCTTCCCTATGATAGACATATCAAGTGATATAAATATCACCGTCTATCAATTATGTTATCTACTGGCTTCATTGAGGTGTATTGATAAATACACCGTCTATCAGTCTTCCACTGATATGCCGCATCCGTATCGTCCAGGCGGATTCACTCAGCCGTCCAGAGGATCGTTTGTGCTCGATAACACAACATAAACCATATATCGATATCAAAGCACGGTCGCAGTATTACACTTTGATATATGATTTATTTCGCTATTTTATTTTATCCTGGATTTTTTAGACAAAGCGATATTATTAGCAATTTATTGCTTAATTGCTTTTATCTTTAAAATCATAAGATTTTTATACTTACTTGCGACTAATCTAATTACTTTGATTAGATTTTTACCGCTTATTAAATGTATTTAATTTAACCCATATTCAAACAATATAACCGCTTGTTTGTTATCCGGTATTAAATTAATTGATCTTTCATCTTCCAGGCTTATTCATGCTTAAAAATCAATTTGACCCGCTTGTCAGAAGGTATGGATTAATTTCATAAGACTTACTTTTCGACCTGTCCGATTATTCAATCTTATAATGCTTTTTGTTTATTCTATACTTATCACCGTCCTATTAATCAATTTATAATGGTATGATATTAAAATGCTAGCATAACTAATCAATTTCAAGTTATGCTAGCGGGTATATATTATTTTATGAAGTTAAGTAATTCGTCATATTTGTTGGTGAGCGTCTTGACCGTTTTAGCGTCAATTTGTTGTAATTCTGCTGATACAAAATTTTCAGCGGTTATAAACTCCGGTAAGGTAAAGTTTTCGTCAATAGTTAAGTTTGCCGTCTTTACTTTACTTTCCGTAAATTTATCGGCTAAAAATGCTATTAAATCGGTCTTTTTGACCTCGTAAAAGTCTTTTTTGGAATTGAATATTGATATGAGGCGTTTAAGCGTCTTGGCGCCATACCGAACCGATAGCATTATGTCAATATCTGCGGTATCAATGACTTGTCTAAGAAAATTCTGAAATAGGTATTTTAATGCCTTTTTTTCGAGCAGAAAATTGATTTTCGCGTATAATTCAAAATGAATAGACTGAAAATCAATTTTGTCGATTTCGATGATGTTCCCGTTGTTTTTGACTAATTTTTCGTTAATCGCCGTGATGGTTGACAAAAAGTTTACCTTTTCCTGCTCGAAAGAATAATTGACGAGATAGTTTGCTTTAATTTTTTTCATTTTGTACCACCTACTATAATATTCAAGTTTTTTAATAGATACTTGTAAACTATGCTTGTAAACTATGATTGATTTTTTATGATAATTCTGGAGCCCGAGCGGAACGTGACGCGCCTATTTTTCTAATTGGCTCATAAGTTTTTCGAGCATTGCTAATATTTTCGGCGTTGGTGTCGCGCGTAGAAGAGTATCGACCTTTTGACTGATTTTTTCGCTTTTCATGTTATTACCTCTCTTTTAGTTTTTTTGTTGATGTTTATCTCTCAACCCCTTGCAATATTAATTATAACACAAAAGATAGCATAAATCAAGTTATTTTAACAATTATTTTAGAATATTTATATTTTTTAGAACATCCTCAAAATATAGATTAAATATAGTATTATCGAAATATTAGTATATTATATAATGTATATATATGATATATAATCAATATATAATGGTAGATATTTCACCTTAAGACCGCTTGACCGTATTTGTATCAATTTGAGAATATTTGTATCAAAATGAGAGCGCTCAATGATATCAAGTGTTATCGGCATGCATCCTTGAAGCCAGGCTCTACCACTGCATTATTAGTTTATTTGAATATTCTGATATTCTGAAAACATGCGTGCATAAAGGATTATGAGCAGGGGGGGTTGTAATAGGAGAAATTTTTTGAGGGGCATGAGGGCTTAACAGTACACATATACAAGTGGGTTAAAAATCAACCCCACCCTACGTTTTCATAGATTCTCCCTCATATATAAGTGACCATCTTTTCAACCCCACCCTACAGTAACACAGTCTTTATCGCACATAAACGAGCATAATCCGGTGGTTATCCTGCATATAGAGCAATCTATAAATTATGCACAAAATATGTGCATGCACTAAAATAGTGCATATCTTATATAGTATGTCTCCCAAAACCGACACTGTAGGAAAATCCTATGTTGGCTCAAGCCGACACTATTTATTCTAAACAATCTAAATTCTCATAACATGCATGGGGTAATTGAGCTTTAGCATACCGAAGCATTAATAAAGCGAAGCGTATTAATGCGAGGATATGATACAGCTCAATTGGGATCAGGACATAGCGATATGCTCGTAATAACGCTCATAAAACGCTATACACGGTATATAGGCTGGTGCATGGGTAATGTAAAGGAAGTAGATGAATCTGATGGCGTAATGCTCTTAGATGGCCTTATTTAAAAGGATAATGATAGGTAGTGCATAGTAGGTGTATAGGTAAAGGAGATAATAATAATAAGTGGTATAAATAACAAAAAAGCCTTACAAGGAGCGAAGTAAGGCTTTTCTGCTTAGGAGGCTGTGTACATCAATGAAATCCAAGAATTAGATTCAGTGACCGGAATAAACAAATGGAGATCAGTCATCAATATAATCCTAACAAATAAATATGATGATGTCAAGAATAAATAGAAAATAAAATGAAATATTTTAAAATATTCCTTAAAAACAATTGGTGACAGGTCTTAACGTAAACCACTCCCCAATGGGCGTAGCAACATATTGCTCTCCCATTCAAAACTCTTATAAACATTGATTGGTCATAATCCTAAATAAATGTCAAGTTAAATTATTAACTATTTTTATATTTAAACCAGGGATATGTTAATAAAAGATTGGAATGTTAACATGAAAGATTTATTGCAAACCTATGCCTTAAAATAATCATTTCCTTGCGAAGTAATAGGTCATCGAGTTAAGCTCCGATAAATGAATCCTTAGAAATACTAAATCGTTTTTAGATACCTTTCTGAGCGTTATAGAGTATATATTAAAATATCCAATGAAATCATAATATAGTGGAAGCGATATAAATATTAATAGGGAATAAGATAAAGAGAATAGCTATACTACACTATAGTAGTATAGAGTAATGATATATATTTATATTTATGATTATGTTACTATTTATTTATAATATATTATTTACGAGTTAATTTAATTTATTAAATTAATGAGTAAATAATATAATTAGCATAGCATTATAATCGCGCGCGCGAATATCTGCGCACACGCACACGCACGTATCAGATACTAAAAGTGAATTGACTCTCATTTACGGCAAATAACAATAAAGATATACTTGAAAGATAGCGTGGTTATTGGCGCTCGGCAAGTGCATATGAAATATCTAATCAGTTCGTTGCCATTGCTATAAAAATATTTTTATATAAATTATTAAAAAGTTCTTGACATTCAATTTATGTTTATGGTAGAATTAAAATTAAGGGGGTGAGGTTATGGAACGGCAAAAAGTCAAACAGCTTATTATCCATTTGCCAGTTGATGTACATAAGAGTTTAAAAATTCTTTGTGCAGAGCGGCAAGAAACAATGTCGGGAACAATCGCAGAATTAATTCAAACACACGTTAACTTATATAAAATGGAGAAATTTGATGAGAAAGATAAACTATAATGACAAGATGATCGTATTGGGATATGACACTCATAAAAAAATAAAACTAAGAGCATTCGAAGAGGGGAAAACAATTAAGAGATTGATGCAGGAGGTTGTAGATGTCTACTGCCGAACGCCGCACAAAAGAGATTAGAGAGGTTAGAATTTATATGCCACTCGAACAACATTGTTTTTACAAAGCATTGGCGGCAAGCATAGGAGTAAGTCTTTCGAAGATTATAGAGATAGAGTTAGAGGCTGGCAAAATAAGAAGGGAAGAAAAAGGAGATAAAAATAATTATGACCGTTAAAGCAGAAAAGAAGAAATTAATAGGTGGCTATGTTCCTGATGACATTATGGAAAAATTTATACAATTTAAAAAAGATAACAACCTAAACTCATCATCGGCAATAACTAAAATTATAGAATGGTAAAGGAGTAGTCAAAATGAAATTAAGTAATTGGGAACAGATGTTATGCTTACTTGCTTATGGAATGGCTGCTAAATTTCTTAATGGTGGTCTCGAAATGTTTATAGGTTGCATTTCAATAGCAGTATTTATGACAGTAACAAAGAAGGAGCAAAAATGAAATCAAAAAGAGAGTTACCTTTTCCGAATGCTAAGCTAGAAAAGAAAGCAATTAAAAGGGTTCATGAGTCAGCGATGCAATTCCTCCAAGAGAGTATGAATGCCTATCCAGACGATATAGACATTTTATATAACACTAGGTATGAAGCTTTATGCTTTTATAACGGTTGCGAAGGCACAACGGCAGCAGATAAATTCTTTAAGATCGTTGAGAAGGCAGAAAAGGCAATATTAAAGTTGATGTAAGGAGAGATATTATGAAATGCAAAAATTATCATTGCTCTTGGAAATATCAACCCTATTGTAGTCGTTAGAGAGCAAGACTAGGAGGAATTATGAAAAAGAAAAAGCAAGAACCCCTGAGAGTAAAAGTATTTGATTTTGATGAGTATCTAAAAAAGCAGCGAGAAAATCCTCAATACAATAAAGTATATGAAGATGAATTAAACAGATTAATGGCCGAAAACAAAAGACTAAGCGACGAATTAGAAAAACTTAAACAAGAATGCAGAGATTGCAGAGCGGAGTGAATATGACCTCAGAAATAAGAAGGAAACAAGTTCAGTTATATAGTCAAGACCTTGATATAATAATAGCAAATGAACCCAAAGAGATATGGGACCAGGAAGATGGAGATTTCTATCTTTTATTTGTGCCAGAGAAATGGGATGAGGTTGTGGCGGCGGCGATAAGAATGGCAAAAGAGATTCATGATTTAAAAGCCAATAAGGAGAAATAAATGAAAGTATATCTTGTTTTACACTCAGATTTTACAACCGATGGTGTCTTTATAGATGGCTTATATGAAACAAAGGAATCAGCATATAGAAGGTTGTCAAAGATTGACTATCCGCAGCAATGGGTAAGCGAGTAGGAAACAGAGAAGGAAGAAGAAAATGAAACCATTTCATAAAATACTAAAATGCTTATTAGCAATAATAATGTACATGATGTTTAAATATCTTAATAACAATGGATTCTTTACGCCTATAACAGATTTTGCTCAATATGCTAAGTTAAAAATGCATTCAATAGAATATATACAGAAGTTATGGATTTAAGGGGGCAATAAAAATGGGAACTAACTATTACTTATATATTGATATTTGTCCACATTGCAAAAAAAGAAGATGTAAGAATACATTTAGGAAAGAAATCTCATGGTTGGGCATTTTCAATTCAAGGGTTTAAGTATTTAGGTTTCTTCGGTAAAGCAGCAAATGATTTCATCGAACATACGCTTAATTATTACTCTATAACTGAATGGGAGACGTGGAAAGATATTCTAAAGAGTATGCCTAAATCATGGATAGTCAAAGATGAAGAGGACAGAGAGGTTACAATAAAAGATTTCATTAAGTTGGTTGAATCGAGTTATAAGGTCAGGAAGAATCTTAAACATGCAGTAGAGTGTCCAGGTGAAAGAGATTATTTAGACGATGACGGTTATAGCATAAGCGAAGGGGATTTTAGTTAAAAGGGAGAATGGGATGAAAGAAGCAATGGAAGAATGGAAACGGTATCAAAATATATTAACAACGTTATCCGCTCCTGCCAATTATGCGGCAGAAGCTAATGCGCGTCAAACTCTCAAAAGTGACTATGCGTACATTACAGGGCCGGTGGACAATTTTACTAAGTTTTTAACATTATATAATAGGAGGGGTTGAAAATGGCAATACAAAAAAAATGTAGATATTGTGATCGGTGGGTAAGGGTGATAGGACGCATAAAAGGCGACTGCATACATCATATAGAGCAAACAGATCAAGATTTTAGTTGTGATGAGTTTGCCCCTAATCAACCTTCGAGATCACTGGATTATCGTAATAAGTGCGAAGTGGTGTTTACACTAGGTTGGATAATAGCAGTCATATTATTGATAATATACAGGAGATAAATAAAAAGAGCGCCGAGAGATCGGCGCTTCTTATTTTACTTATGCTTTTGTGTTTTCTTTAACACATCTTATTATATCATGTTTAACTTCGATTTGATATTTGGCATCTTTATTCTTTATATAATCAATTAAGTCAGACAAGAAAGGGTATGAGTTCTTTCCGGCGAAACATCGGGCATCATCTATTAAAATGATATGTTTCTTGTTATTGACAAAGATAGCGTCTATTTCTTCGAGTATAGGGCATTCTTTATCGCCCTTGGCCGTATCGCCGCCAGAGAAATGACCATCAAGCCAAAATATTGCTTGACCATTAATGCCATTTATAGCTTGTGATAATAATTTGCCACTATCGCCTTGTAAAATATGAATATGCCCATAAGGGGCAAAGATCAGTCTAGCCCGTTCTGCTAATGCTTCACTAAGTTCTATTGATATGATAGTTTTAAAGTTATCTTTTTGTGCTAATACCATATCACCGTGCCAAGTTCCTGTTTCGATAAAGTATTTGCATTTATATAGGTCTTGGTATTCTTTTATTATTTCTTGTTTTACTATTGGCGGAGGTGGGATAATCCCACCATTGGTTTCGTATTCAGTTATAATTTGGTTCATGCTTGCTCCTTATAAATATATTTCTATTATAAAATTGTCATGTAATTTATAAAGCTCTTCTTCCATTATTGACTTAATATCTTCCCATTTAATTTTTCCACAACCACACCCAAGTTTTGGGAATGCAATTCTTATTTTATCATTAAAAGATAGATTTAAAGTTTCTACTAGATTTTTTAAATTATTACGGATAAAATCGATTTCTGAATCTTGTTTCCAATGGTCTTTTATGGCCAGATGAATAACTCCGTCTTTTAGATCTCCGAGGATGAATCCAGTTTCTTTTAACAATGATAAGTATATTAAGTATAAAAGTTCACATTGTGGCATTCTTTTTTTAAACTCTTTGGCCAATCCAGCGCCCATAACTCCAACCTTGTTTACTGGACATACCTTATAATCTGCATGAATTGCGTCAAAGATTGAACCTTTTATATATTCTATTTTATGTATCATACATTCTCCTCATATATTTCTATCTCTACCTGGGCGAAATCAATTAATGTGTCTTCCTCTGCAATCGGGATAGCATAATCAACTAAAGGTAATGTTACTTCAATTTTCTTTATAAACACTTGCTTATTTTCCATGAAGTAACACTTCTTTCGTCTCCATTTTAACCACATATTTATCGCCCATTTTGGTAATATCAATATAGTCGGTTGCTACAAATATTTCCTCTGGACTGAATGTTATTGTAGAATTTATCACTGTTAATATCATCGTGTGATATGTTGCCACAAATCCAGTTGAATAAGTTAAAACATACTTATTGCCTTCAAGGTATTGTACGTTGATATTAACCGCATCTTTCGCTTCGTTAGAGAATACATACCAAACCGTTTCTTTAATGCCTTTGATTCTAATCATTCCACTACTATTTACGATGCGATGTTCAAATTCTAACGGTTGTGCCATTGTTTTAACCTCAACTTGTTTAGTATTTATTTTTTCTACATGTTTGATAATCATATAACTCATTAGGAGCGCGATAGAGAGGGCAAAGAATACCGTAATGGCTTCTGACATCTTTTGCCTCTTGGACATGCGTTTAAGGTATATCTGGTGATTAGGTGACATGTTATCTTCTTTCATGCTAGTCCTTTCTAACTCTATTCTTCATGTTTTCATTTTTATAGCAATATCCATGTATAACATCGTTAACTATATAAACTTCTTCTCTGGTCATTTCAGATGATATACATTTATCACAGAAGATATGCTCTGATTTAGATTGAACAAGTTTTTCTTTCTTTGATTTGCAGATTGGGCAAGTGTATTCAAATATTGGCATTCATAGCCTCCATCTCTGGTATCATCGCCAGGGTAAATCTAAATTTAGTTTTACCATCTACATTAACAGTTTCGAACCACATGCTTTGTGGCCGGCACCATAGTCTTGGTTCAGACATATCAGCACGGCGATAAATAACAACAGGCTCATTTGTTTCTGAATGTGTAGCAAACGCCATTACCTCATAACATGAACCTTTGTAGTGCTTGTAGATTTGACCAACTCTTATAACGGGTATTTCCAGGTTGTTCTTGATTTGTTTACTCATTATCATCATCCTGCTCCTCGAAAGTTAACATCTGTTAACTTTTAGATAATTCCTTCTTCAACCTGTCCTGCCTCGCATCGCTACTACAGTTTATATAACAGTCCAAAGGCGTAAATTCCCGACAAGCCATCGGTACTTAACTATAAGATTTCTTTAACATACTATCTTATAATCGGTTGCTTGTTGTAAATTAATCGCCGCGTTCAAATCACGGTCAATAATTAATCCACAATTACATTTGTAAATCCTATCTGAAAGATTTAAGTCCTTCTTTATTTTGCCGCATTTGCTACACAATTTGGAAGAAGGATAAAATCTATCGACCTGTCTTATTTCTATCCCATTAATATAGCTTTTAAACTTTAACTTTTGAATGAAACCATAAATCCCTTGTTCTGCGATAGATTTTGATAAATGCCGATTCTTCATCATTCCTTTAATATTAAGATTTTCAATTGTTATATAAGATGGCTTGGTTCTCACGACCTCATTTATAACTTTATATTGATAATCTTGCCGTATGTTAATTATAGTTTGATGAATTTTTTGAATCCTTAATATTTGTTTATTAATATTTTTTCCTAAAATTATTCCTTTCTTTTTGCTTTCGTGTTTTCTTGAGAGTTTCTTTTGTTCTCTTTTTAGTTTCTTGTTTAATCGTTTGATTCTAGCGCCTTTATTGATGTTTTTAAACACCATCCCACCGGAGAGTACGGCTAATTCTTTTATTCCTAGATCAATTCCTATGCCTATATTGGTGTTATTATTCTGTATTTTGCGCTCTTCATGAGTTCTAACAGAAATATAAAATTTCCCTGCCTTCGTTGATATATTTCCGCTTGTTATAGGTTCTCGAATTGGCAGATAACCATATTCCTTTAATTGAACCCATCCAAGAGTTGGAATTTTAATTTGATGACGTTTACAGCAGATTTTTGTTTTTTCATCTGTTTTAACAAAACACATATTAACGTTGTTTTTGCGACTTTTAAATCTCGGAAATCCTTTCTTTGTTTTTAAGAATGCTTTATATGCTTTCTCTGCATTCATTATACTTTGTTTAACGGATTTGCTCGAAACTTCTTTAATCCACTGCTTATCTAGGTTGTTTGGGATATATTCATTATTTAACCATTTAGAAAACTTCATTCCCCCCATAAATGGTTGATCATATTCATATCGTTCCTTATTAACATCGATAAATAGATTATAAACGAATCGACACGTTCCTATCGTTTTTAGAAACTTTTCCTTTTGTTTATTATTTAATTTTATTTCGGTTTTATAACTTCTCATTTTTTTAATAGCCTTTGTTCATTTTATCACCGCCACAATTGGATCTATTGTTGCATAAATAGATAAACCAGCCATCTTACATTCAGGGCATTCATAATCTTCCCAGAAGTGCTTCTCTGGCGTATGTGGATTACTTTTGATGACGATCTTAAACTTACATAGGCAATGAGAGCATGTTGTGTCTATGTAGCCAAGTTTAGCTTTGCCTAAGTAATTATTTATTTTCTTCATTGGCCACTTCCTCTTTGTGCGTCTGGTCATAAAATATCTTGGATTTATTAGCGAAGTGCTTTATGATAGGGAACCATAGTACGATTGATGCTGCCTGTTCGATAGGATTCTCTAAATTAGCAACTGCTTCGATACATATGGCAAATACAGCCATTGGCCTATCCATAACTGCAATTGACAACAGATGAACATTCTCTAAATCTTTAATTAGTTTAGCACGATGCAGTGAAAACATCTCGTATGCTTTGGTTGCTACACATAAATCAGATATAGCAGTTATATCATCGTATATTTTGATGAAGTTGTAATCTTTGTGATCGCTGATATATTTTGCTGCATTGTCAACGTAATCGTTGAACATAACTTCTGCTAATTGCATGTAATCAGGCATTTCCATTTCAGTGCCGCCCAGGAAATCAATAACGCTATCCGGTGTAGTTTCTTTCTTCATTGATTGCTCCTTAATTTATTTTTAATTTCATTCTAACATATCATAACTGGAATGTCAAGAACTATTTTTAACTTTCCTATAAAATAAAATAACTGTTCTATTAATCTTATGAAATCTTATATAGACTCCTGTTAATTTCACACTTCAACCAGACCGCCTAAGGTTGACTCCAGCCCCTTCGGTCTTACATTCTGTCCATGCGCGTTAATTCCCGTGGAACCCACGGTATTTATTTTAAAATAATCCCGTATATTTTTTGCTGCATTAAAATCCCTGTTATCAGTATTTCCACAAACTTTGCAATTATAAACTCGTTCATTCAATCCCAGCGCCTTTTTAATGTTTCCACATTTATTGCAGGTCTTAGATGAGGGATAAAAGCGTGGAACTTGTGCCAAAAGTATTGAGTTATATTTGGTTTTATAGTTTAACTGTCTCCCGACCTCGCCCAATGAACTGTCAGCCAATGCTTGCGCTATTTTATGATTCTGCATCATGTTTTTTACAGATAAATCTTCTATTACTATTATACTTGGCTTGGTTTTCACCAATTTCGTAGTAATTTTGTGAATATTATCTTTTCGGGCGTTAGATATCCTGTAGTGAAGCCTTGCTATCTTTTTTCTTGATTCTTCTCGGCGTTTACTCCCATTCTGCTTTCTGCTTATCTCTCGTTGATATCTTTTTAACTTCTTTATAGAATCCTTTAACGCTTTGGGGTTATTAAATATTTCGTTATTTGAAGTATGAATCAAGTTGGTAATCCCAAGGTCGATGCCAATGACTTCCCCTGTTGTTTTTTGTTCGGGTATTTCGAACTCAAACGAAGTTGAAACAAACCAGTGACCCGCTCGTTCTGATATTGTTACTGACTTTATTGGGAGGTTAGGAATATAGTCCTTTTCTTTTAATCGAACCCATCCAATACGAGGCAATTTTATTCTGCCATCCTCTAAATGAAAACTTCCATCTAAATAAAATGAGCTTACGCCTTTATGCTTTTTTTTAAATTTTGGAAATCCGACATTTTCTCCTTTAACTCCCTTTTTTAGTCTCCGAAAAAAATTATCAAACGCCCTTCCTACGTTCATTATCGCCTGGCGTGGAGCACATTTTGAAACTTCATACATCCACGGAAATTCAGTAACTTTTAACGCATTTAATTTTTTATCCTGCTCAAAGGGAGATATTGACTTTTTCTCTGTCTCATATAGTTTTATTCGTTCCGATAAAGCCCAATTATAAACAAATCTCGCCACTCCTGAATGTTTCTTCAATAGCATTTTTTGTTTGTTATTTGGCTTTAACTCTGCTTTGTAACTTTTATATATCTTCATATTATTAATTTAAAAGTTTCCCTTTTTGCTGTGAATTTTGTCTACATTATAAATGCATTATAATTATTACTTTTCGATTCAAACCTAGATAAAAATAAGCCTACGGGAATAGGCTTATAATAATAAAAAATAGATAATGATAATTATTCTTTATTTTCTTTAGCTTTCTTATGAAGAAATTCCATGATAAGCATTCTGGTCAGCGTTCCCACGCCAACGCCCATATCATCGGATATCTTTTCAAATACGACATAGTCCTCATTCTTAAGTTTAGTTGAGAACTGCTTGTCTATTTTGAGTAAAGGGTCGATCTTATGATTCATTTTTTGCACCGCCTTTTATTTTATTTTAAAGCAAGGGAGGCTGGTAACGCTCCAGCTTAGATGGCTCCAAAAACCATTGCATCGCTTCTATGCTACTCCCCTTCATATATTCCATTTTACTATATCAGCCAACAAATGTCAAGAACTATTTTTAAATTATTTTATAATTTATTATGAATCAAAATGCAGAAGATTTAGATAAGTTATTTGTAAAATACTTGAAATGAAGAATGGCTATGGTGGCCTATTTTAAAAAACCCAACAATAATAATGAAAGTATCCCCCCTCTCTACCTCTATCATTTTATCTTACTCTGTATATCTCTGTATATAAGATAGATAATAGATTAAAGTTATTATGATAATAATTTAATCTTATCATGTGTATAGGAAAATTATTTTAATTATTCTAAAAAAGTTCTTGACATTCATTTTGATGTATGCTAAAATAAGAAGTGTGGAGGCGATAAATATGAAACAGAAATTATTAACAGCGATTCAAACATATAAACAGTTAGACGCTAAGGCTACAGCAATGGCAAGTACAGTTACATGCAGTGACCCTATGTATTTTGCTGCTGATTATGTTGGAATGGTTATTAATGTTTATGTTTACAGATTTATCAATTGGTTAGAAAATAAATTAAAGTAAAATGGAGAATATCGCAAATGAGTAGAGTTGCTTCTAAAGAATTAGTTACAGGGTTGTTTAAAGAAAAACTAAACATTGACATTACTGGACTTAGGCAGACGTATATTGCCCCTAGACCGATTATCTGTAAAGAATGTAATACAAGATTTCAGTCTACGGATGTTATGTGTTTCGATTATAATACCGATCGAGTTCTTGTTCATTGCCCTCAGTGCAAAGAACAAAATCTTATTTTAAAAAGGAAGATGTTAAGCTAATGGCTTCTTCTCTCGACATTTCATTAGGTAAAATTAAAAAAGAATTATCTTCTCTATGGCCTGGTGCATTTCCAGCTACTTTAGATGAGTTTTTATATTCGTCTAAAATACCAAAGACTACGCAGATAGATTATGAGAAAGTATTCAGAGATTTATATACGTTTCTGCGTAATGTTAAAAAAAGAAATGAACCAGATATAATAGTTTGGATATTTGTTCGCGAAAAGATGTTCGATATCTATCAACAATATGGCGACCACCCCAGAGATTTTAATACTGCTATTAAACGTGCTTTTGGTTATGATAGATCAAGACCGGATGAAGATTGGGCAGGACAAGCGGGTAGAGACGCGATACAGGATAGATTAGATCGTCAGACGGATAATATAGACAAAATGGAACGTATCGAAAAGAATGCTCCTAAAGTTGATAAACAGCTTAGTGATTTAAGAGAAATACCTAAAGAAGATTTAGACAAGATACTTTGCTTAGAGCCTGATACAGAGGCGATGATAAAAGACCCTGAAACATTTGACTATGTGAAGGAGCGTGATTATTATTTCAAGCGCAAAAGAGACTATCGCGATTCGTATAATCTTAATAGTAGCGCTGATGCTCCTCTGTTAAATGAAGTGGTTATGCGCGAAATACAGTTGGCTCGTTTTGATGAATACATGGCAAAACACCATAATCGCTTTACTGGTGATGCGCGTGATAAAGTGTTTGAAGGGCTATGTAAGGCGCAGAAGTCGCTTGGTATATCTAGAGAACAGCGTATAGATGCAGAAGGCGTTGCGAAGGATACCATAGCTGATCTTGCTGATACGTTTGAAGCATATATACAGGAACATCATATTGATTTATCAAATCTATTCGCCCTTGAAGAGATAGAGATGCTATTACAAAAATATGACCGTGGTGAATTTAGGGGTACAAAAGAATTATCAGAGCATTCATTTAAATATTTAACAAAAGGCACATCAGTTGAGGAGGCGCGTAAAATATTAGCAGATAACAAGGGGCTAATGGAAGATTTAGACAAAGAGGCAAGTCAAATAAAGTTTTAAGGAGCGATTATGGAAGATGGAGTAGAACAGAGATATAGTTTAGGTACATATAGAAGTTTTAAAATAAAAGTGGATAATATTACAACGATTGAAGACATAAAGACGGTTCTTAAGGCGTTAAATATAACTATCTGTTTTATGAGCAATAATAAAACAATTAGTGAAGAAGAAATATCTAATAGCAACCATTTATTTGAAGAAGTTAAGGAGTAATTAAAATGGCTAAGAAAATAATTTACGAGGACTGTAATCTCGACATTACCAATGAAAACAAATATAATGTCAAAAGGCTTGGCATCAAAGACTATGTATGTCAGAAGTGTTATACGAAGAAACTCGATAAACTGAAAAAATCAGAATTAAAAAGAAAATCTAATTAAATAAGGAGCGAAACAAATGTTCAAAGCTGAGGTTAAAACCGGAGAGCTACTGAGACAGTTAAAAAGATGTGCTGAAATAGTTCCTACATCAGCGGCATCACCGATGTTGCTTAATGTAAAGATGGCATTTGATAAAGATCAGATACGTTTATTTGCTACCGATATGGAAGCGTTTGTTGACATATCAGTTGGACTGATTGGCGATAACGCTGTTCAACTTTCTGCATTGTTCAATGTTAATTTATTATGCCAGATATTGAACGGCATCCAGGCGCCTAAAACCGAAGTATGCTATGACCCCGAAACGATAACACTTTATCTTTCAAACCCAAAGCAGAACTATGAAGTAAGAGGGTTTAAAGCAGATGATTTCCCTGCCATACCGTCAGTGAATGGCAACGAGATATTAGAAGAAACAGAATACGACGTAGATGCGTTTCAGAGGATGATTAACGCCACTGCATGGTCGTTGCCGAAGAAAGAGCATATAGAGTTCTGTTGGTTCTATTTTAGGGGCGGAGACGGCGCTTTAACGTGCTATACAACCTGCAAAGAGGCTATATCAAAATATTCCATTAACAATGGATGGGGTGAAGAGGCCGTTGAGTTTATTCTTCCTCCGAAGGTATTGTTAAAGATTGCTAAATATAAAGCACATGAGAAAAACATTACTTTATCTATTTGCAGTGATTATACATGCTTGCGTTTTGATAATGCTTCGTATATAATAAGAACATCGGCATCTGCGTTCCTTCCCTTTGATAGTATAATGGAAAAGCAGATAGAAACGAAGAATATAGCAATAGTTCCCTCGGTTATGATTAATGCAGATGTTAAATCAATATTGCCCTTAACTGGCAATGGCGAGTTCTGCTGGATTGAACTTGATAACGACGGCGATGATAAGTTGGTTATGAAGGCTACATCAATGTCGCAGAGCCATGGAACGATAAGGACGGCAGCTAAAATCAATGGAGAGTTTGGCGGTAAATATTCTGATGTCAAGCTGAAATCTTCACTTGAAAGCATGTCGGCTAATGAGATAAAGCTCAGGCAAGGCCCGATTGCTCTTATATTAGAAGCTGACTACGGCGATGGCGCTGAGAGCGCAGTTAATATGATCGGAATGAAAAAATAAATAGGATGTGAATGGCGGGGCTTCGGCCCCGCCTTAAATGGCAATACTAAGTCAATTTAAAAATCATTCAGTTAAAACAGATTGGGCCACTAAGAAACGATATCTTCGTATGATATGGTTTTTTAGGACATATCCACATATGGCTGCGCGTATGATGTTAGGTTTGAGGTTAGCGCCTCATCAACGTATAGCAATTAATACGGCATGGCAAACTCCAAGATGCATATGGCAATTCTCTCGCGGTATGGCCAAGACCTTTACGGAAGCCGTACTGATTTCGCTTTTGGAAATGTTATATCCGTCATATAAAATACAATCAACAGCCGGCGGTTCATTTAAACAGACCGAACAGACTTTTGATTATATTGAATCTATCGTTAAAAGCGAAGTGCTTGGACAAAGCGAAAAGAATTATGCAAGGAAGTTACTACCAAGAGTTGACAAGGTATTAACGCGACAGCCTTCTAACTGGTCAATGAAGATGGCAAAGGGTATAAGTAGAGGTTTAGCTATCAAGGGCGGCAATCGTGGATTCCGTGCTAATCAGTTGACGGTTGGCGAAGCTAATGATATAGAACGCGATTGCATGGATAAGGTATTGCGCCCGTTCTTGAATGTATTATACGACCCGATGAATTTTGATAGACGAACTGCATATTGCCCTGTTCCTGGCTTTAGAGATAGAAGAAAAGAGAAAAACTTCTTGCTATTGTCTGGAACTATTTCATATGATTTTACTTATTACTTCCAGCTTATTAAAGAATATCAACAGCAAATGCTTGATGGCAATGACGAATATGCTGTTATCTTTTTTGATTTTGAAGATAGTTACATAGGCGAACAGAGTATTGACCCAAATGTTCCCATAGTAATTTATAAGGTTTATTATGGAATGGATTTGGGAGAAATAATAGCGCCATTAAAAGAAGAGAATGTAAGCTACGAGCATTGGCTTGCTGAACAAAAAAATATCCCTGTAGCATCAGAGGGTAAGTTCTATCCACCTATTCTTGTTTATGATAGTTATAAACTGGCTAATGGAAATGACTCGATGGCATGCCTTAAGTTTGAATCAAGTGGGATTTGCTTTATGGGCATTGACCCTTTCTATGGTAGTGCTAAGGGCCAGAAGACACAGAATAAAAATGCTGAATTTGCTTTAACGATATTAGAACTGTTGGAAGATCATGCACAATTGGTTCATTGTATTGGCGTAAGAAATATAGATTATGGCGGAGCTACAAATATAATACTTGATTATCTTAAAAGGTTCCCGCGCACAACACTCATAGGCATGGACGCGAGAGGTGGCGGTATTCCGATAAGAGATAATTTAAGATCGAGTAATTTTAGTCATATTCCTATAATAGACCCCACCGATCCAGATAATGCTCCATTCCTTGATCCTACAAGTTGTACCCCTTATCAAGATATGTTACGGCTATTGTCACCAACTGATGAGTTCAACACGATACATAATGAGTCATTAAAGAATATGTTACAACGTAGAACTATTATAGTTCCATTTACAACACATGGACATTTTGATTATGATAGAGACAATCGTATTCCACAATATGAAAAGAGACCAGAAGCAGATATCGATAAATTGTATAGAGATTTACATGTATTAAAGACACAGTTGACATCTGTTGAAACAGAAGCAACGAGTAATTATTTAAAATTCTTTGTTAGATCGGGGCAGAAAGATAGATATTCATCTTTCTTGTACGCCGGAGCAATGTATTGGAAATGGAGGCTAGACCATCTTAACGTGACACAACGCTCAAATATTCCAGGTGGAGCTTGGCGCTAAAATAAAATATTTTAAAATAGTTCTTGACATGTCCTATCTATTAAATTACAATATAGATAGGATAATGTTGTATTTGTAACAACTATTTATTATGCATGGACGGAGGGCAAATGTCAAAGACAGTTAGAATAAAAAATGTAACTCCTAATGGCGATATAGAAACTGTAATTGGAAGAGTTACGGATATAACTATCACTCCGTCTATTAGTTATTTGAATACTTTGAATGATTTCAATGTATCAATTACACAAGGAACATTTTCTGAGCCTATTATTCGAGACTGTATATTGCTCTCTAATAAATTATATCTTATGGGTGGCGTTGCTTCAACTGTGGTAGATTTGCAAGTTATTATGGCAAATACTATTATGGAGATTGAAACTGACAATGAAGAACTCAATAAGATAATGGCGCATATAATGGATTTTGTTAATTATGATAATCCAAGAACGATGATGGGCCGTAGGCAGTTGCATGAAGAAATGTTTTTAAGTTTATTGCTTGATGGCAATATATTCCCTTATGAATATTGGGAAACCCGTAAAGTCAAAGGGAAAGAATATTACTTGCCGATGAATATAATGCCATTGAATCCTTTATCGATTTCGATAAGACCTACAAAAGATTTAATGGGTGAACAAGTTATTTATAGAAATGGGTATAATAATTATTTAGGTAATTCCAATATAAGCAAGAACGCTAGTGGCGAACAGATTATTCGTAGGAATAATATGCATAGATTGACAAGAAGAGGGAGACAATACTTCTTTTGGGGAGTTCCCTTCTTAACAAGAGCATTTGCGGCGTTAGCGGCTAAAGAAAGAATTAAACAATTAGATGAATTTACAACTCAAGGATTAATTTCTTTGATAACAATATTTTCTCTTTACGATGATAAAGCCGGCTTAGTAGCAGACACACAAGTAGTTAATGCATTTGCGAATATGTTAGATGGTCGCCCAGGACAGGCACGTTATATGACGTGGGGCGGTCAAGTGAAGATGATACAGGCTGGCCCTAATGGCGAGATACTTAAATATGATGAAAAGTATCATAGCAAAGATAAAGATATAGCAGAGGCACTTGGTTGCCCTATGTTTTTAGTTAATGGGCAATTGCAGGGCGGCACCAATGGCGCAGATTATTCTGTAAAGCCCTTTAAGACTAACCTTGAAGACTGTCAGAATACAATTGGCGATTGGTGGAAATATCTAACCTATAAGATCGCTGAGTTAAATGGTTTAAAAGTTGAAATGGTTGAATATAGATTCTCCGCCGTTAATCTTGATAATGATGCAGTTCTGATAAGCAAGGTAGATAACATGAGAGACCGTGGCATACTGTCAGATACAAGCGCTGCATTGAAGCTTGGAGTATCTTCCAAATTGGAACAGACTCTGGTTAATAAAGAAAGAAAAGAACAGGAAGAAAATCCAGATTATAAATTTGGCACTCCTCCTTCGGTTCCGTTCCAAGGTCAGGGCGGATTGAATGGCGCTCCTGCACAAACAACTAAAAATGGTGGCAATGGCAGACCTAAAGCAACAGAACCAAGCAATCCTAAAGATAAAGTGCAGAAACAGAATGATAGCCAGAAACGAAAACTTAATGTTAAAGCCAGCATTATGGAGATTTCTGAAGATTTAGTGACAGCAATGCTTAATGGTATAGAAGCACAAAGCGATTTACAGAAGAAACTTGAATTACCTCTAATTACCGCATGTCAAATTACAAATCTTTTCTGTAATAAAATAGCAGATGAAATAGATAGCCCCAAAGAATTTTTTGAAGTAGCAATGGCACAGTGTAATGAGTTCTCGATTGACTTACAGCAAGATGTTATTAAAGGCAGTGTTAATACAGATAAGGCGAAAGAAATGACTAAGAAACTAGTTGATGATTTGTACATTAAGTATTTACAGAACACGATTGAACATAAAGTCGAGGTAATCTAATGAAGATAGATTTTGAAAATTATGAAGTTACAGTCGCTGATGGCCTTGAAACTCATTATATAGATGAGGCAAAGTGCAAAAGAGAAGAGACTAAAGCAAAATGTAGAGAATGGGCGAAAGGCAAGAAGAGAGAAGATATAAAAGCAACACTTGAACAGTCAGATGCTTCTGTTAGTGAAGATATGAAAAGCATGTTTCTCGATATGAAAGATGATGAAATGGAAGAATTATGCAATGCAAATATTTTCAATTCATTATCGTCTGCTGATACTAGTGTAACTTCAACTATGGACGAACTGTTAACTCAAGTAAATTATGGATTTAGTCCAGTTGTCGGTTCTTTTACTGTTGGTCACTCTTTATTAAAGTTTGGAGAACGGAATCAAAATAAAGACCTTGTTCCTATGGATAAAATTGATTATTATTTAAAATCCGTGGTTGGGCAAGGGTGTACTTGGGGGCACGATATGGAGATACTAATCGGATCAGTAATTAACGCGACAGTCCATTATCCGACTAATATTGTGCTTTTAAACACTAGGTTCTGGGAAGCTAGACCAGAATGTGCTGGCTTTGTAGAAGAAGTAAAAAATAGGTATAAAAGAAGAAATTTAAAATTTAGTTTTGAAATAATAACAGCAAAGGTAGCTTGTTCCGAATGCGGTAACGAATATCCTACTTTAGTTAATATGAAAAAAGATCATTATTGTTCTCACTTGAAGGCTCGTTTCGAGCCTGGGTCACAAGTAAGTAGAATACTGACCAACTTTATTCCTATTGGCGAGGGCGTAACAGATAAGCCGGCATTCGGAGAAAGCAAAGCATTAATCGCGGCCAGCAAAACAGAGGTTGTGCGTTTAGCACAGGCAGTTGAAGAACTGAATAAATTAATTAAATCTAAAATAAGATAGGTGATAAAATGAAAGACTTTGAAGCAATATTAGCTAAGATAGCAGAAAATACAAAACTGCTTGACGATAAAGTTGTCATTGATCCGATTGTTCTTGACGAACTTAAATCGGCAAATGCAGCGTCTGTAGAATCTGTTACTGCTGCTAATGCTAAAATCGCTGAATTAGAGGCAAATTTAGAATCTGTTTCTGCCAAATGCGATATTTTTGAAACGGAAAAAATCATAAACGAATGTAGCGCTTATGTTGAAAAAACAGAAAAAGAACTCGTACAAGCCTCTATAAAAAAAGAAGCTGAAGTTAATCGTAGAAAAGAAGAGCTGGCTAAAGCCGGAGTAACTAGCGAAAAAGCAATAGCTATGGCTGTGTCTGTTAACGAAGAGGGCTTTGAGACTATGCTCGCTACGTTCTCCGAAGTTGCCGTTGCTGAACAGAAAAAAGTTATTGAAAGTAAAAAAGTAGACATTCAGAAAGGTCAAGAGGAATTAGCGACTATCGTTGCTAATACTGGTGGCGCTTCTGAGATGGACTTAAGCGAAAAAATGTCGTTCTCTGAAAAATTCAGAGCCGTTGGCAAAAAAGCCATCGATAAATTATCAAAGTAAAATAATTGAAAGTGAGTGAGAGTAATGAGACTTTTAAATGAACCGAAAAATGAAAAATACGCAGTAGCACATGCCGCTATGATATCTGGCGATTTCGTATACATCAATTCCGATGGCGAGGCCGCAACTCCGACTGATGCTAGCACCGCAGCAACCGCTAGATTTTTAGCTGTCAAAAATCCTGAATTTTCTTGCCAGTATGCTGGTTTCTCGAATGTAATCGCCGCTGGCGATCAGGTTCGTCTTTCTAACGCATGCCGCGTAGAATTTAGCACCCCGAATTTAAATCTGCCTACGGACAACTTCGCAACCGAAACCGTTGGCGCTTACCTTGGTATAACCAATTCCGGTAAAGTAGCAAAAGTTGGCTCGTCTGCCGCTAATACTACGACCTTTATGCGTTTCGTTTCCTTCGTGGGCAATACCACTTCTGGTATCCTCGTAGCAGACGTTGACTTCATGATCTAATTAACGAATAAAATGAAAGTGAGTGAATAGAATGAGAACCAATTACTTAACCAAAAAAGATAAAGAAAGCATCGAAACCATAGTCGCATCTTACAAAGAAGTTTTAAAAGATGCAAAAGACGCATCGCACGATGAGTTAGTTAAAGCCGGTACGTTCGTAGTTAACGACTATATCGAATCAAATCCCTCGCTGTTAGACCTCAGCTCCTTACTGTTTAATCCTGGCACGGTCAATGGCGACATCCTCGACGTAGAACTCGGCTACGGCGGAATCGCGTATATGCATGCGATAGGCTCCTCGGCAGTTCTGTCTCAGGCGTATATTGATCGCGTATCGACCAAACTGAATCGTTTTTCGTTCGCATCCAAAATCGACGTTAACGCAGTTCGCACCCAGAATGTTGTAAAACTTCTGGAAGACGCTGCTGAAATTCGTTTCAAACTTGGTCTGCGTAAGTTCAAATATATCTGGGAACTCGTAAAAGCTACGATAACCACTGGCGACCCGATATACATATCGGCAGCTACCGTTAACAAAACAAATCTCGACTCCATCATGGCTACCATGCAGGATGTATCGGGTTCGGTTAACACGATAATCGGTCGCGAATCCTTAATCACTCAGATTATGGGTTTCTCTGGCTGGTCGGAAGCAACCCTTCGCGAAATCGAAATGGGCGTATTCGGTCAGTATCGTGGCGCGAAACTCATCGGCCTCAAAGACTATAGAACGATTATAGTTGACGCCGCTGGCACCAAATTTGAAACGGCTCAGATTCCTGCCGATCAGCTTATACTCCTTGGTGAAAAAGCTGGTTACGACGGTGAAAATCCCGTTCAGACTATGGCCGGCCAGGATGTCCTTTTGGGAGCAGAAGTTAAAAATACGTTCTTCGACTATGCAGCGATAATCGTTGATGAAAAGAAAGTCGGCGTATACAATATATCGTAATTTCCCCGATAGCGACTAAACATCGCTAATTTCACCCGATAGCTCTATGGGTTTCGACTCATAGGGCTATTTTTTATTGGAATTATATAAATACACCTTGACATTCAATAAAATGTTTGATAAGATAATAGTATTAAATGAAATAAAACAAGGAGAATAAATTATGAAACTCTATCAAGACATGAACCCTAATTTAACTAAATCACAGAAGAAATGGTATATGTTTAACCCGAAGGCATCTGAGAATGATATGGTTGGTTTTTCTAAATCAGACGGCAGGGATATCACATTGAAACCTGGCGATTTTATTGAACTTACTGACATTGAAGTTGTAAGTAATCAGAACCGCTCAATCATGATGGATGGCACAATGGTGCAGATCGATGACAAGAGATTAAAAGAATTAACAGCGGTAAGTATAAAGTCTGCTGATGCACTTGACTTATCAAACAATGATGATTTAGAAAATCTCATGGCGCTTGATGATGTTGAGTTCCTTAATAAAGTAGCAGAGATCAAAAAGAGAACCTTTCTTAAAAGGATTTATTCACTCGTGCAGGAAGATAAATATAAAAAATTACATAGCACAATTAAAAAAGTAGAAGAATATTTAAAAGCAGCAAAAGTCAGATGATAGCTTCTAAAATATTAACTTTCGTTAATATTTTAGCGGCTTCGAGGTTAAGGCGGAAGGTGAATCTATGAAATTGAACATAGAAATATACTATTCCTTGAATAAAGGAAGATACGCCTACGACTATTCTTTGTAGTAATACAAGCACTTCAGGATGTCCTCAGTTCTGAACTCTGCTGATAGGTATAAACGAAACAAGTCTGAGATGATGGATAACATTAGACCTGTAGTAAAAGAAGAATAGTCATTGCCGAGAGGGAAAGTTACCTAAAGGAGATGGCTTAAATGCCACTAAATCAAAGTAAACAAATAAAAGTGTTCGTAATAGATAGCAAAAATAAACCATGTCTTCCATGTAGTTCAGCAAGGACAAGGCTTTTGCTGAGACAGAATAAAGCAACCGTTCTTACTGTATTGCCCTTTGCTATCAAATTAAATCATGAAATTCAGAATCCAGTTGGTTCTTTTACAGTTGGGATTGACGATGGGGCGAAGGAAGTTGGAATTGCTATCGTAAATTCCTTAAACCATGAAGTTGTCTTCAGAGGAATAATTCGTTTAAGGCAAGATGTTAAGCGGAAGATGACTCAAAGAAAAATGTATAGAACTTCAAGGCGCTCAAGGAAAACTAGATATCGTAAACCACGATTTAATAATCGCAATAAAAAGGGGAATGCGCCAACGATAAGAACTAAAAAAGATTCTATTATTCGCACTATATTATATCTCAACAAACAAATTAACATAACAAAAGCGATAGTAGAGCAGGGAATATTTGATACATCTTCGATGGCCAAGGGAAAAGCATTAGAAGGCAAGGAATATCAACAATCTGAGTTTGAAGGTGAGAATAAAAAAGCGAAAGTTAAATGGCGCGATAAATACGAGTGCCAACACTGTTATGGGAAAACTCATCTTCAAGTCCATCATATAACCCCCCGAAGTAATGGTGGAACAGATACTTTTAACAATCTAATAACACTATGCGAGCGATGCCATAAAGACCTTCATCTTGGGGGGTGGCAGATAGAAAAGGTGCCAAAACATTTTAAGTATCCTGCACACCTACAACAGGGAAAGAATTATTTATTTAATAATTTGAAGCAAATAACAAATAATGTTGAAGTAGTTTTTGGGTGGCAAACGTCGCAATGGAGAAAAATGTTGGGGCTACCAAAAGAACATTATCATGACGCGATTGCTATGGCTTGTAAAAGTATAATGCCGATGCTTAGTTTTAAAGATTATTTAATAATACCTAAGCGAAAGAAAATTTGGGAGAATAATCCTTCTAAAACTTGCACCGAAAAAAGGGGGTTTATGCATGGAGATTTAGTTAAATCAACAAGAAATAAAATAGCTTATAGTGGAATAATAAAAAGCTTAAACAAGAATAAAATTTGTATTAAAATGAAGGGAAATGATAATTTCGAGGTAAGATATAATAAAACAAAACTGCTTTGTAGGTTCAGTTCGATCCAGTTTTGTTAACTAATAATTTAGTAGGAGGGTGTTATGAGCGGGGAATGGGTGAAAGAAGATCAGTTTATAAAAGATAAATATGATAATACTACCAAAACAAATAAAAAGTTCCAAGAAATGTTCCCATCGTATGACAAATTTTGTGAGACAATCCAGCCGGCGCTAAAAAAAGAAGAGGTAAAAAAAGAAGAAAAGAAAGAGGAGGGAGCGGGCGATGGGAACAAAAAGGATTAAGGTATTATGGGTTGGAGATTATAATTGTCCTACGGGATTTGCAGAAGTAAATAAGAATATATTGCATAGACTTGTTGGCGGTGATGATTTCGAGTTCCATGTTCTTGCTGTCAATCGCGAATGCCCTGACCCTGTCTATCCTATTTATTTTCCTATTTATGAATGCAAAACTAAATATGCATTGGGAGAAATTGCAGAAGTATTTGATAAGGTTAAGCCAGACATATTGTTTACGCTTAACGATGGTTATGTTATGCCGTTGTATCAGAAGATACTTGGCGCCAGATTAGATACATGCTCATGGATAGGCTATATAACCTTTGATGGTACTCCTATAGCAAGATGGAGAGACGCGCTTAATCATATGGATGCTGTTATATTCCCTACAGAATGGCAGAAGCAAGAAATCAATAAAATAATGCCAAGTCTTAAATGCAAGGTTATAAGTTACGGCGTTAATACAAAGATTTTTAAACCCGTGGAAAAGGACGTAATTAAACATTATAAAAAATATATGCTTGGAGATCAGAATGAAGATGCTTTTATATTCGGAATGGTAGCGAAGAACTTTGAGCGTAAAAGATATCCCGAACTGATACAGGCGTTTACGATATTCAAATATAAAAGTGGCATCAAGTTTACAAGAGAGCCTATTCTTGTTTTATGCCCTACGCATGCGCGAGGCCAGTTTAACTTAGAGAATATGGCTAAAGTAGCCGGTGCCAAAGACAATGATATTGTTATAATTCAGACGGACTCAGCATTTGGATTACCTGATGAAGAAATGAATTTGATTTATAACATGATGGATGTTAATTGTTTGATATCAATTGGTGAAGGCTATGGCCTTCCTACGATTAATGCAGCGGCTTGTGGCAAGCCTACGATAGCAATGGATAATTCCGTTCAGCATGAGTTAAGCAAGACTTTCCCTATGGTATTAGTTCCTACGGACGGCCAATCTCCTACATGGTTTGGCATGGATATGGAACAGATAAGATTTACGCCGAACTGTAAAGTATTAGCACAGGCGCTTGCAGATACATATTATAATTGTGTAATTGAACAAGACGCTACTGAGTATAACAAAGGCATATATGATATGGCCTTTAACGCCGCTAAAGCGTTAGATTGGGATAATATAGCGCCTCAGTTCGCTGATGTTATAAAAGAATGTATGGGCAAGAATAAGAAAGTCCAGGTGGTAGAATAATGAATGTTTTATGGCTTTATGGAATACATGAGCAATCAGGATATGCGCGTAATTCGCGTGAGTTTATAAAGGCGCTTAACGCCAATGGCATGACAACGAAGTTCTTAACGCTTGGGCATAAGGAATATCCAGAGAAAGATATAATGCAACAGTGGGAAGCCGTAGAGGGTTATGAGTATGATATTATCGTGCAGAATGTAGTTCCTCCCTGCTTTAAAAGGCTTGGCACTAAAAAGAATATACTGATGACATTCGCAGAGACGGATAGTGTAGCGCCCGATTGGGTCGCTAAGTGCAATGAAGCAGATGAAGTATGGACTACAAGTTATTATAGTCAGGCTGCATTTATACATTCTGGTGTAAGAGTTCCTGTTAGGGCAATTGCAATGCCGGTTGATACCAAGCAGATCGTTGAATCGTCAAGATTTACAAATAATGATACGCTGCAAGAGCTAATTAAACTTAGAGAAAAATCCAGCTTTGTATTCTTTGCGAACTCAGAGTGGACTCCAAGAAAAGGCTGGGACATCTTGCTTAAATCATTCTATGATGTATTTGCCGATTACGAGGATATTGCGCTTGTCATTAAAACATATTGCTTCTCTCAGGTAGAGTCAACTTCTTCTATTTTAGCGCAGATTAATGCAGAAAGACATCGCACCGCCGGCAAGTGTCCTGTGATGCTTATTAACGATATTATGGATATAAGAGAAGTATGGCATTTATATAAGTTTGCTGATGCGCTTGTATTGCCATCCAGAGGCGAAGGCTGTGGCATTCCTTACTTAGAAGCAATGTCACATGGCTTGCCTATTATATGCCCTAGTCGTGGCGGTCAAATCGACTATATAAACGATAACTTGGCAGTAACAGTTAAATCAACATTAATTCCTGCGTGGAGATTCCCACATAATCCTCATTACAATGAGAATATGATGTGGATTGATACGGATGCAAAAGATTTATCTTTTAAGATGATGAACATGGCAGTCAATCAGCAGAGAGATAAATGGGAGATCGGTGCTAAAATGTTTAAAGACCAGTTTGATTTAAAAGGTGAAAAGATAAACGAAACGATGGAGTTAATAAGGACGGTGGCATTAGGATGAAAAGAGCTTTAATTACTGGAATTTCGGGCCAAGATGGAAGTTATTTAGCCGAATTATTATTAGAAAAAGGATATAAAGTCTTTGGGTTAGTTAGGCGTTCAAGCTCAGCCACTAATATAAATCGTATAAAACATTTGTTAGAAAATAAAAATTTTGTTATTTTGAACGGAGATTTATCAGATACGCCATCATTACATGCCGCGATCAGGGAATCTGACCCTGATGAAATTTATAACCTAGCTGGGCAGAGCCATGTTAGGGTAAGCTTTGATATGCCAGAGTTTACAGCAGATGTAACTGGCGTTGGCGTAACAAGATTATTAGAGGCAGCGAGGCAACATAACCCTAAAATAAGAATCTATCAAGCGTCATCTTCGGAGATGTTTGGGAAAGTTCAGCAAGTTCCGCAGACAGAGAAAACCCCATTTTATCCTCGTAGTCCGTATGGGGTAGCGAAGATGTATGCATATTGGATGTGCGTCAATTATAGAGAATCATACGATATGTTTATCTGTAATGGAATCCTGTTTAACCACAGTAGTCCCAGGCGTTCCGAAGAGTTCGTAACTCGTAAAATAACAAAAGCAATTGCAAATATAAAGCTCGGCAAGCAAAAAGAACTGCTCCTTGGAAATTTAGATTCTAAAAGAGACTGGGGGCATTCACGCGATTATATCCTTGGAATGTACTTAATGCTACAGCAGGACAAGCCTGACGATTACGTTTTAGCGACTGGAGAGACGCATAGTGTTAATGAATTTTTACATAAAGCATTTGAATATGCTGGGCTTAAAGTTGAAGATTATGTCAAATTTGATAGTAATTTAACAAGACCGGCAGAGGTAGATTTACTTATTGGCGATGCTACAAAAGCAAGAACTGTTCTCGGATGGACACCTAAGATTTCTTTTGATGAATTAATTAAAGAAATGGTAGATCATGATTTAAAGGAAGCGGGGTTATAAAATGAAAATTGCTCTTACCGGCCTTATATTTGGCCATTTCTCATATAGCAATGTTAATACGCACTTAATATATCATCTTATTAAAAAAGGCCATACCGTCCATGTAAATGCCATGGAGACTAAAACGGTATCTATAGAAGAACAGTGTAAGAAATATATGCCTCATCTAAGCGATGCGGCAGAAGTTATGAAAGGAATATATGTAGATAATCTATATTCCGATGAGTATGATATGGCGATATACTTTCCTGTAGGTTCTATATTTAACCGCAGAGATGATAAAATAAAAGCCAAGAAACATATATTTTATACCGTATGGTCGCATGCTAACTATCCCGAAGAATGGGCCAAAGAATGCAATAAATATGATGAAGTGTGGACTCCGTCTCAGGCCAATGCCGATTCAATAAAAGCAACACGCCTATGCGATAAACCTATTATTGTCGTGCCTCATGGATATGAAAAAACTTTATTCCATCCTAGGCCGAATAATAACAAAGTATTTAAAGTAGGAATGTGCAACGCGATATGCGATTTTAAAGGTGCTGATTTAGCAATTGATGCATTTCTTGATGAATTTAGTGCTGAAGATAAAGTTGAGTTATGGCTTCAAACGATTGAAAGAAAATCCCCCAGTGATAAGCATGGAATGTATTACCAATTTCTTCTTAAAATTATGAATAAATATCCTGAGAAGCAACTAAGGATATTTTACTATGAGAAGAACTGTAACGTGCAGGAAATGGCAGATTTTTATAGGTCATGTAATCTAATAATGTCTCCTCATCGTGGCGATGGATTTGGAATGATAGGCTTAGAATCGTTGGCATGCAACGTGCCGATTATTATATCTGAATATCACGGACCACTTGATTATATCAAAGAAGATTATCCATTTTGGGTTGGCGGCACTATGAGTTGGACAAATAAGAAAAGCGGAAGACATCACTTCCCTGATGGCGGCGGAACCGAAGGTACTGTATTCAGATATTTTGAGCCTGATGAAAATCATATCAAAACTTGTCTGAGAGAAGCATATGGCAATTGGCAGACAGGAACAGAAATAGATTGCAAGCAGTATTTAAAAGGATTGACTTGGGAAGAAGTAGTTGCTATAATAGAGAAACAAAGATAAAATGGAAGGTGAATCAATGCAGAATATAGGAATTGTAACATTTAAAGATAATATCGACAATATAATAGAATCAAGGCGAAATTTATTATATGATAATGTATTTGCTTTTGTCAAAGAAGAATATGAGCGCGACATTCAGAGGACTACAAAGGGAACCGACGTTCATATAAAGTTTATGCGCGAATTAAATGATTATCGTGGCAAACTTGATATGCTTATATTTATAAATGCGCCGGTAGATTTTATACAAGATAGGCTAACCCTTGCAAAAAAGATTGCCGTTACTAATAATGTCTTATTGCAGTTAGGCAATTATATGATTAACTCTACAATTACTATTGGCAATCATATGTGCTTAGTGATTGAGCCGTTAAATGTTTTTAAGCCGGCACTGAAACCAGTTCCGGTTCAGATCGTAGAAATTCCTACAATAAAAGAGATATCAATAGCAGAAGAAGTTATATCGCCTGTCGTTGCTCCAGTTGTGGTAGAAGAGCCTATCGCTGAACCCACGAATCACTATGTTTATATAGAGCCGATTCCGATAGTTGAACCGGAATTAAAAATAGAGTCAGATTTTGTCGAACAACCTATTGTTATTTCAGAAGAAATAAAAGAAGAAGCAAAAATAGAGACGAAAGAAGAAGCAAAACAAGAAGAACCAGTTAAGCGTTTTGCTAAATCGAAAAAAGGAAGGAAATAATAACATGAAGGTTGCCGTTATTTTGCCAGCATATAACCCAAATTCTAAGTGGTTAGATGATGCGATTATGTCTGTATTAAATCAAAAGACAAGTCACGATTTAAAGTTATTTGTTTGGTTTGACGGCGCTGACAATGGTTATATCCCACCAGATGATTCACGCATTATTATCTTGAAAGATAATACTCGGCGCGGGCTGTCTGGTGGGTTAAATTATATTATTAACCATGTAATAGGACTATCATGGAATTGTAGATATGATTACATTGCAAGAATTGATGCAGATGACATGTGGCACGAAGACAAGATAGAGCGCCAGATTAATCATATGATAGATAAAAAGATTAGTGTATGCGGAACTTGGGGCATTCTAATTAAAGACGATGGGTCGGTTAAAAGCAATACCTGGGAATATGCAAATCATACCGATGATATTAATATGTTATTCATGAAAACCCCCACGTCTGATTTTTTTATTGACCCTTCCGTTGTTTTCAATGCTAAACTTATCTATGACGGGCTTGTTCACTATAATAATGCGATGCTTGGTGGCGCTGACTATGAATTATGGCTTAGGCTTGCGGCAATGAATATTAAAATGGGGTCTATCCCTGAGAGATTATATTTATATAGGACTCATTCTGGAGAACAAAATACTCGTTCGATTCAATGGCAGCATACGATGAGAGCATGCTTCTCTCGCATTGCTGAAATGTATAAAGAATTAAATAAGAACATGAAATACTTCGTAAAGAGTGATGATTGTATATGAATGACAATGTATCTATTATTGTATATTCAATGAATAGAGCGATGCAACTACATTTGTTTTTAACATCTATTATTGAAAAAACAAAGCCTATGCCGTATATGTATATTATCTATAGAACGACCGATGAAGCGCATGAACAATCCTATAATGAACTATTATCTATATGGGCGAAATATCCCATTAAGTTTATAAAACAAAATTATATAAGTGAATTTAGGCCATATACGCTAGAATGTTTTGATAGCATTAAAACAGATAAAATGTTCTTTGCCTGTGATGACGATGTTTTTATAAATGATATCGATTTTAGAACATGCCTTAATTTTAATCCAAGTGAATATATATTTACATTACGCCTTGGAACTTGTTTGACCAAGTGCTACACCAGACAATGTGACCAGAAACTCCCATTGTTTAAAGACGAAGGAAACGGTATATTATCGTGGGAATGGTCAAAGGGGGACTGCAACTGGAACTATCCGCTATCGGTCAATGAATTTATCTTTAGCACAAAAGAAATTAAAGAAATGTTAAATAATATTATGTTTACTGCCCCAAATCCCTTAGAGGCAACTATGCAAAAATATTTTAAGGATTTCGTGTCAAGAAAGGGATTATGCTTTAATCTTCCGGTCGCTTTGAATCTCCCTGTTAATAGAGTGCAAACTGCGAATAATAATGTTTGCGGTCATATTCATCAAGATTTCTTGTTGTCCAAATGGCAAGAGGGATTGCAGATCGATGGCAGTAAGATATATGGCATTGTCCCTGAAAGCGCACATCAAGAAATAGACTTTTCGTTTATTAAAAGGGGGCAGATTGATGGATAGTGACGGATTAAGAGAATTATGGGTGTCTGAACAAATAAAAAAAATACCAAATGGTCATAGGGTTTTAGACGCTGGTGCCGGCCAATGCAAATATAAAAAGTATTGCAACCATCTCGATTATGTGTCACAAGATTTTGATGGATACGATGGTTCTGGAGATGGAAAGGGGTTGCAGATCGGGACATGGGATAAATCCCAGATTAATATTCTATGCGATATCGTAAACATACCCGAAAAAGATGCATCATTCGATGCAATCATTTGTATTGAGGTATTAGAGCACTTGCCGGAGCCGATACGAGCTATAAAAGAATTATCAAGATTATTAAAGCCTAATGGTATTTTAATAATTACCGCTCCGTTTGCTAGCTTAACTCATTACGCCCCATTTCATTTCTATTCTGGATTTAATAAGTATTTCTTTAATAAGTTTTTAAAAGATTTTGGATTAATAGTAGCAGAAGCAACTACCCAGGGGAATTACTTTGATTATATGTGCCAAGAAATTGGGAGATTGCCATCTGTGGCGCAAGGATATTGCAAGACATCGTTTTCACCAGAAGAGATTTCTAATTTTAAATTAGTTGCTAATTCACTAAAAAGAATGTCTATGCTGGATACAGGTTCAAGCGACATTTTGTGCTATGGCTATAGATTTGTTGCGAAGAAGGGATAAAATGAACAAAGATTTATTTAAGGTTTATTACCCAAATCCAAAGGTTATATTAGAGGCGGGGTGTCATGATGGAAGAGATACAATTGATTTCGCTAAAAAGTTTCCAGAGGCGATGATATATGGGTTTGAGCCAGTCCCAAGGCTGTTCAACAATTTATTAGAAAAGACTAAGGGATATAAGAACATTAAGATATTTAATTTAGCATTGTATAATCACAATAATATATCTGATTTCTATGTATGCTCTGGTTTTGCCGATGCTTCAAGCTCTGCTTTAAAGCCGAAAGATCACTTAAAATGCTTCCCTCAGATATTATTTAAAGACGAGGATAAAATACAAGTTCAATTTGTAACAATAGACAAATGGGCGCAGGATAACAAAATAAATAATATCGATATAATGTGGCTAGATATGCAAGGCGTAGAGAAAGAAACGCTTGAGGCGTCTCCTAGTATTTTGAAAACTGTTAAAGTTATACATTCAGAAATATCTACTAATGAATTATATGATGGCATTTGCTTATATGGTTCATATAGACAATGGATGGAAGGTCAAGGGTTCCAGGTCGTCCAGGAAGACATGAATAATCGAGACGCGCTATTTATAAGAAAATAGATTGACATATCAACTCTTTTGGCTTATAATTAAATTGAAGTATATACGGAGGTTTTATGGCAATACATTCAGTTACACAAACGATAATAGATAAGATAAAACGACAGGCCACGGTTGGCACTGATACTGATTCTGCTATTGCCTATAAAATAGGTGATACATTCGATGATATTTATAATGATACTGGTGTTGAATTAGAATTTATAGATGAAACCAGTTTTGAGATAACACCAAGTTTAGCTGGCATCGAGAATGGTTCATATCGCCTTGCTATATTTTATAAAGTAAAAGCATTCTATTTAGTTAAAGCTAAAGAGACGGCAACGGCAAAAGCAGTTAGAGTTAAATCTGGTCGTGACGAAGTTGACACAACTAAAGCAGTTGGTGGTTATGAGAACTCTATTATAGATAACGAAAAAGATTATAAGAAATGTGTTAATAAGATTAATTCATTGTTAGGCCCAAGAGCAATTGATGTAAGTGAAAGTGATGTAATCTAATGGCGATTGTAGAACCTGAACTTCTAACAGACGATATAATAGAAACATATCAATCTAACATCACAGCGATCAAGCATCAGCTAGGAACGCTTGCTGATATCGTTTGGAATGAAGAAGAGGCTAAATGTCCTAACTGCTATTATGACTCTGTTAATAAAGTGTCTACTAATAGATATAAAACTGCTGGCCCTATTGCATTTTCTGGTGGACATACATGCCCATATTGCTTAGGTAAAGGCATGTTAACAACGACAGGCAAGTTAAGCATAAAGGGAAACATATTTTACCCCGGCTTATTTACACACGATAGAGAGCCAATGCAAGGCGGAGTGTTTGATAATCAGAGCGCCAATATATCATTTCTTAAGAGTGAATGTTACGTTAATTCTGGTACATTTAGCGGCAAGGTTGTATTCGATGTAATGCGCTATATGGACTTTGACGAACAGAAATGGATATTAGATGGTATGCCCATGTGGACAGGGCTTGGTGAGAGATTTGTAATTGAAGTTAAAGTTAAAAGAACGAATAAGGTGTAATTATGGCCGATAAATTTATGCTATTTGAATCTTTCTTACGAAAATATCAGATGGGAAAATTTGTTTCTCTCGATTTAAGTGGGTTAAAGAATGTTGTTAAAAAAATGAGAGATGCATTTCATTCTGTAACAGGCCAACAGGGGAAATTAATGAAAACAATTAGGGCTGGTAGCGAGGCGGCAATGTATGCGGTAACATACAAAATTTATACTGAATATAGAAGGCGGCTAAAAGGCAGCAAGAATCCTATAGCGAAACAAGTATTAGATGTTCTTGGCGGGGTTTGCTCTGAAATGCAGAATAATTCGTCTAAATATTTTAATATTAAGCCAGAGGGTAAGGACTCAATAATGGTTCGAGCAAGACCATTTAATATGCAAGTTTATAACACGCAAACAATGAAGATTAGACAGATGTATTATCGACCGGCTGGCGTTGTTAAAGCAAAAAATAGGGACATTAAAATACAAAGTATATTTGCAGAGAATCCTCTATATGGTTCAAAGTCTGGACACCTTGGAATGGGAGTTATATTTGAATTTGGTCGTACTAGTTCTGGAACAATACGCCCTGGGCAAGAAAAGAAAAAGAAATATTTTTCTGTAGTTGATAATAACGCAATATTAAAACAAAAAAAGAGTGGGAAGAACAAAGGCGAATTAACTCTTGGAAATCAAAGATCGGCATTGTTAATTCCAGTTCCAGGCTCAAGCAATGAATATGTCTTTAGAAAAAGGTCTAAATGGAAGAAAGCAAAAGGTATGCATTTAATATATGAAGAAAACAATATTTTAAGACAAATGTATAAAGATTTATTTGCAAAAACATTATCAAATTATTTAAGAGCATCTGGGTTTGACATTAGGGTATCATTAGCATAAAGGATATAAAATGAAATTAAGAAGAATGGCAATAATAAATTTATGTTTTGAAGTGAAGCGTATTATTGAAACAGTGATAGGCAGAACTGATTTTACATATTTATTAGAAATGCCAGATGATGACAAGCAGATCGTATTTGCCGCTGATTATGTCGAAGATATTAATTATAAGATGCCCGTATGTGTTGTTGATGCAGATTATTTCGAGATGGAGCCTATAGAAATAGGTGGCTCATTCTGGGATGTAGCAAGTGTTACGGTTGATATAATCTGTGTTAATAAAGCAGAAAGCATGGATATAGCAGAACAAGTTCTCAATGGTTTAATAGGTAGTCATAATTTTTATGACTTCAACACAAACGCAGATATACCCGATGTCAATGCGACTTATGACCCAAGTTCATTGCCGGCGGTTATAACAACTCAATGGGAAGTAACGAGCGAGGAAGATTTTTCTCAATCGGTACTTAAACTAACCAATACAACTGAACCCAACTATGCGAAGCGCTATCAAAGCACATTAGCAGGAACGATTCGGTATATCAGAGACTAACTTAACGTGAGGTGTTAAAAATGAGTGTAACAACCCAAATTCAAGGTAAGGGTCAAGCGATATTCATGAACAATGATATCGTAAAGAGAGTACAAAATGTTGACCTTGGCGCAGACCTTGCAGTTGAAAACATAGAAGAATTGGCTAATGCCAGCTATGTGGAAAAACTGGAAGATTTGCCTAAAGTATCCATATCAATAGAAACTAATGATGTTGGCTCGATGGCCAACTTAGTAATGCTTAAATCAGGCACGCAACTTGTTGGCGTAAACCGTGATGCTACTGGCATTTATATGGGAACATATTATAAACCAGGTTTAGTAGATAGAATCGACGCAGCAGCTTCATTGACACAGACCACGAATATAGACAATGATCCTGCTGGATATCTTATCGACCGTGTTTATGTCAATGGCGTAAAACAGTACGATAGATTAACCCCAGTTACGAGTGGATTTACTGCTGCTGAATTAGACCAGACCGCTACTAATTCGGTTATGGTTCTTACGGGTGGAGTTACCCCTACGCTTCATGATGTAATCGATATTCATTACCATGCAGTTGTAGCGGATACTTCTACGGCGGCTGCTGCTGGCGTTGTAACTACGGCATTAGACAATGATCCTGCCGTTTATACGGTAGACCAAGTATATATTAATGGTGTAAAGCAGTTCGATAGACTCGAAGCTGTTTCCGGCGGATTTACCGCAGCGGCTCTTAGCACTGCCGCGCTTGCTGTTTTAACCTGCACTGGCGGAACTCCTATCGCGGAGGCAGATGTTGTTGTTGTAATAACAACTACTTCTGTCGCTGTAACTGAAACAGTTACGATGGCTGACCCTACCTTCGATCTCGACCATCAGAGATGCCCGTCATTTGTATTCAAAGTAAGTGAACCGAATACAACCGTATTAACTAGAAGCTGCCATATGCAGGGCGCCTATCTTGACTCGATAGAGTTCTCATATGAAGTTGGCGGTCTTGCAAAAGAAAGCTATCGCTTTTCTGGCGACCATAAAGTATGGTATTTGGGCGCAAAGAAAGACATAGCAATTGACTTCGCGACATTCGCTACGACTGCTACGGCAACGACTAGTGCAATTGCAACGGGCAATACGCTTGAAGCCGTATTCTTAAACAAAGAAGAAGTTTATAATCTTGCTAAATCGGTTGATACTTACGGCATCACCTGGGCAGATAAAACATTAACCGCCGCAAGTGGCACCCCGTTCCTTTCTGGCGATAGAATAGAAATAGTTTATCATGTTAATACCTCTCGTGCATTCCCGAAGCTTACCTCGACTAATACCGGAACTCGTGGTGGACTTCGCAGAGGCTGCATCAAAGTCTATGCATGGAGACACACCGACAGCGCGGAAAAAGAAAGATTGCTCCGTTGCCAAAGCGTAAGTGGCTCGTTAGATTTCGGTAGACAGGAAATATACGAACTCGGCACCCAGCGTTATATCGACAAACCGACCACCTATCCGCTGAATGTAAGATTCGATATGACCTTTAACCAGGCCGATCTTAAAACGATGGCAATAGCACAAGGCAAACACGATGAATTTGAAGCAGGAACGCTTACAACCCT